AAAAACGAAGGTGGATCAATTGTCTATGACAATGCGACAGAAACCTTCACAGCACGTTACACACATGAAACAATTGCATTAGGTTTTGCAATCACTGAAGAAGCTGTCGAAGATAATCTTTATGACAGAGTTTCAGCTAGATACACAAAAGCTCTTGCACGTTCCATGGCAAACACAAAGCAGGTAAAAGCTGCAAACGTATTAAACAATGCGTTTGATCCAAACTTTACCGGTGGTGACGGCGTTGAACTTTGCTCTGCAGTACACCCAATCGTAGCAGGAACATTTGCTAATGAATTAGCAGTTGCTGCTGACCTCAACGAAGCTTCATTGGAGCAGTCTTTAATTGACATCGCTGCATTTGTTGACGAGAGAGGTTTACTTATCTCAACACAGGGAAGAAAGCTTATCATTCCATCTGAGTTACAGTTCGTAGCTGAAAGACTAACACAGTCTCAGTTAAGACCTTCAACAGCAGATAATGATATCAATGCCTCAAGAAATATGGGCATGGTTCCTGAGGGATATGTAGTAAACCACTACTTAACAGATCCAGATGCATTCTTCTTAAAGACCGACATTCCAAACGGCTTTAAGTTGTTCCAAAGAAGTCCAATTAGAACTTCAATGGAAGGGGACTTTGATACAGGTAACGTAAGATACAAAGCTAGAGAGAGATACTCATTCGGTTTCTCAGATCCTAGATGTGTATTTGGTTCTCCAGGTGCTGCGTAAGCATTTAATTGAAAACTAATCAAGAAGGGCGGATGTCTTTGACTCCGCCCTTTTTTTATGCCATATTGAAAGTCTAGCAAAATAAATTACACAAACTGAGCTAGCAGACGATATAGAGATTGTGTAATTGAGGTCTATATAACCAAGGAGGTTTTATTATGGCAAATACAACGTTTGACGGACCGGTAAGATCCAAAAATGGTTTTATCAATTTAGGTCCTGATGCAGTTAAAGCGGCTACTTTAGCAACAGATCTAACTGTTGCTGATCACGCAGGAAGACTCTTAACGATGGATCCTGCAGGCACACCAACTGCAATTACATTACCAACAATTAATGCAACTGCTGATTTAGCAAGTGCAGGTCCAGGTAGTGATCCAACTAACCCAAACACAATTGGTACAACTTTTGAGATTCTCTTTACTGATAATTTCACAGGTTCTATTTCAACAGATGGCACAGACAAATTTATCGGTTCAATCATGATTGGTGTAAATGACGGTTCAAAGAAAGCTTTTGTACCTGCAGCATCAAATGATGTTATGAACTTGTTAGGTGAAGCTGGAGCAGGTAACGCTACCAAAGGTGGTTTAAAAGGTTCACGCGTAAAGTTTACAGCAGTTGCTGATAATCTTTATGCAGTAGAGGGTCTTTTAATCGGTGATGGAACAATCGCAACCCCATTCGCAGACGCATAGGAGTAAATCATGATTAATACTAAAGCAGCTCAAAGGTCAAGCACAGGCTTACTTCATACAGGGCCTGCTAGATTGGTATTTATTTATGGTGTTCCTACAGGAACCGCAGGATCTCTTATCTTAAGAGATAGCACAGATGGTTCAGGTGCTATTAAAGTACAACTAGATAGCGTCGGATCTAACAGAACACTTATTGAGGTTCCTCTATCCGATGAGGGTATGAGGTTCAAGAATGGTATTCACGTAACACTTACTAACGTTGCGGGATGTACTGTGTTCTTTGCAGGGTGATGCATTATGATAGATTATCAAGCAAAACATCTTAACGCTACAGGGACAATAACTTCTGCTCCTGCAAGATTGATGTATATCTACGCAACACCAGATAGTAGTCCAGGAACTATTGAGTTAAGAAATAGTTCGGACAATTCAGGTCCTATTCTAGTCACTTTAAACACACCCAATACTACCAACACTAAGGTAAATATTGATCTTCGTGATTTTGGTATGAGGTTTGAAAATGGAATACACTGTACTTTAACTAGCACAGCTAGTATTACTGTGTTCTTCACCGCATAATGGCAGATAAACAACCACCAAAAACAAAAAAATATTTCCGCTCCACTAAGTCTGGGGCGGGAA